GGTATTATTGACTAATAGTATGTTTTTCTACATTTCTACATTTTTTTTTTTCATTTTGACTTAGCGCTTCTATAAATGAGAAATTTATATCTATATATGTAGAATGTGATATTACAGGGTATGAGAAGGAAAAAGAGATACAAGCATGCGTTGATAAACAAGAAGAAGTATTACTTCTATACAATCAAGTGGCTCGACATCACCGGGGACGCGGGGCATAAATCAAAAGAAGAGATGGACAAGTTACCTATCTCTAAGATGATTACACAAGCGTATGTATTTAAAAAGACAAAGAAGTTCTTGATTACATTTAGTTCTTACGACACAACAGATGAAGTGTTTAGTGATACAAATATATTTCCAATGGGCTGTATTGTAGAAATGGAAAAAATAAAGTTATGAATCTTTTTGAGATTTTGGTTTTGATAGCACTCGTTCTTTTAGTTCTTTTTCATCAACACCCTCAAGAATCGGAGAGTACTCATCTATTATTGTCTTCATTCGATTCTCAAGTTCTTCAGCAGTTAAATCCTCTAGTTTACCAGTTCTAATTATTTTCTGCTCAATATATAATCCTGCTGCTTTACCTCTGGCTACTTCTGCATTTACTGCAGCTGACCATGCACCTTTTGCTAATGCTTGTTGTCTAATCTTACCAAGTTCAGCTATGTGTCTGCTGTAATCTACTTCATATTTCTTGTTGTATTCATCTCTGATCTCACCAATGTATTTAACAACCAATGGATACTTTCTTGGTGATTGTAATTCTGATGCAGTGATTGTTGCTCTGTCTTTGTTGTATCCAGCTTCGATAGCACACTCTGTTGGAGTCTTTCTACCTTCGTTGGTTACAAGTAGTTGAGCAAACTTGATTTGCATTTCTGTAAGTTTCTTTGGTAAACCCATATGTTGACATATAAGGTAATATGACGTAAAACACAAGTGTCGACAGAGTTATTATAGGGGCAGGCTAGGGAGACTGAATCTGCCCCACTAAATTATGTTAAGCGGAAAGTTATTAAGACAGACACTAGATAAGTTTATGAAAGCTGAGGTAGCACAGAACGCAAGAGTTCAAGTGTGTTTACCTAACGGTGAAATGTATGACATCACAGGCATACAGTTGATGGAAAATAAACTGATAGGAGTCAGAGAATCACACAGACTAGTCATCACCATAGACAAAGAAAAATGGCGTATGGGTAAGGTACTTAAAAAGCTGTAGTTACGTTGAAACCCGAGAGAAAATTCTGGTTGGAAGTTAAGAAAAACACACCAGAAATAACGTGGACAAGACTAGAAAATTTGGCACTTCCAGGCGTTCCTGACTTGCTTGGATACAATAAACATCAACACTTTTTTACAGTTGAGTTGAAAGTAACAAAGGGTAATAAAATACGCTTCTCACCACATCAAATTGCGTTTCATGTGAAGCATCCAAAGAATACATTTATCTTGGTAAAGTCTCTCGCTACTAGAGACTGGAAACTTTATGAAGGAAAAGTTATTCAGGAGCTTGCCGCTTGTGGCTTGAAGCTTGCGGCTTGCCGCTCGTCGCTTGCAGCTTGCTGCTCGGAGCTTTCTTCGCTTGGCGCTTGACGCTTGCTGCTTGTAGCTTGCCGCTTGCAGCTCGCAGCCCGGAACAATCAACATGAAAATTATTGGCCACGAATTTCTTAGTGCTGGCCATACGCTACATTCTTAACTTCAGGATCCCAACAGGCCCTGCAATCTCTACACTCATTACCCTGTTTAGGGGCCGGGCATGTCGAGCCGGTGGTAACAACTGTAGAGGTTGCAGGCCACGTGCTGGGAGCTGAAGTATTCACCATCGGAGCTGAAAATCTTATTACAAGATTATCAGGCTTCAACGAAAGGAAGGCTTTCACCCAAGCTTCCCGTGTCGGCATCCAGTGCTTGACGGTTGGCGTGAGTTTACAGACAGCGAATATTTTTAATAGATGGTCCTCGTCCTGAACATCGCCGGAGTCGTGCCACCTGAAAAACTTTGATTTCTTTGAATTAATTATTGTTGCCATTGCTCCTGTCCAAAGCGGGTGCCTGATAGCTGCTAGCCGCTTGTATTGTGCAGCCTGTACAACTTTAAAAACATAGCAGCCCTTCAGGGCATAACAATCGTAACAGACAGAGCCAGGAATTTTTACCAGCTTCCCGCCTGTTTTGCATTCTTTTGCAGGTAGACCGTAGGCCCATCCTGGCATCTTGGAAGGTTTGCTCAGGCTCCCGGTAATCTTTAATGCATCTATAACTTTCATAATTTCTTATACTCTCCAATTGTGTCAATTGCTTGACGCTTGTGGCTTGGCGCTCGGCTATCTCCGGCGGCGCCAGGTCACTTGTTACTTCAGTTCTTTAGCCAACGCCATCACGCGTTGTAACAGGTTTTCTGTATCGCCTTGGTCAAGGACAGCATACTCTTAAGTGAGGCCCAGCGGCAATTGTTTAAGGGTCGACCAGGGCCTAACCTGTACTTGACCCCAGATCTGTTGAGATTTTTCGCCGAAGCGTAGAACTGCAGAAATCTACGACGTTTTTATCTACCCAACAGATCAGGGCTCAAGTTTGGTCAAGCCCCGCCCGGTGTTCAGGGCAGAGGCCAATGTTATTTCAGACTTGACCCCAGACCTATCCATGTACGAGTTTCGCCTCTCGCAGGTTTGCAGGATAGGTCAGGGCTCAAGGGCGGAGTAGCGCTATCGTTTAAGCCTTTACAGGTCATTACTTGTTCTTGTCCCCGCCTTCTGTTGCCCAGCTGAACGGCGGGACGAAGCTAAATTAAGTAATATTAGTTTTTATTCCGCCGTTGAGCTTGACATAATATATAATATAGGATATTAAGATGTCAAGCATAAAAATAACGAAAGGAATAAATATGCCAAAAACTATGACGAAGTATCAACTAGATCACTTCAAGGAAAAGGTGAGAAGAAACTTTGATCCTTTAATTGAAGAGCAAGAGTTGTTAGTCAAACAATATAGAGCCGAAGCAACTGAAAAGATAGTAAGTAAGTTAGCGAAGAAAATGGGTGCTGATAAAATACTTGCTGATTTCAAGAAGGCGGAAGAACAGCTTGAAGCTGTAAGAGAAAAAGCTAGAACCTTCTTCAAGAAGAAGCAACAACAAGACCCAACAAATAAAGGGCTTATTTACAATATGAGAGAACGAGACGAAAGGATATCTCTTAAAGATTGTAAAGAGCAACTAACTGATTGGGCACGTGATCTTGTTGATCGTGAAATCAGGCGTAGACCTGAGGGCTTGAAGCTCAAACAACTTGAAGAGTTAAAGCGACATTCTATTGACGTTGTAATGGAAAGTGGAACGCCTCAAGAGTTAATCAAGCTACTCGACGATACAACCAAGAAGATCGGTATAGCGTGGGTTGTGGATACCTCCAAGATAAAACAAATCGCACAAAATTAACTATTGACGTATAGGGGATAATATTATATTGTCCCCTATAACGAAAGGCATACAGATGACAGAAGAAGAAGTAAAACAAAAAATGGATGACTTACATGAAAAGTCTGACTTTGCTGTTTCTTGGTTCGCTAAGAAATATAACAAAGTTATATTTAGATTAGGCAACATGAATAAAGAGGGTTGCGATGTATGGGAAAAAGACGGTAATAAGTATATGTGTTTTTGGGATCCAGTTATCGAAAGATATACAACATGCATTAACCCCATGATAACTTACAGACGAGGGCTGAATTGAACTTTGAGATGTTTGATTTAATACTGATGGGCATAGTCGCAATCGGCTTTGCCTGGTATTATTTATTGCCTTGACAAATAAAACAATAGGGGATATTATAGGACTATGTACAACACATTATTATATATAGGTTTAACTTTAATGGCGATCGGGTTTATAGGTTGGGTAGTGTCCATATGTATGGAGTCATACTATGACCGAAAATTATTTGAGTTAAACGAGAAACTAAGGAAGGACGACAAGTGGAGACAAAAATAAATACACACAATATAAGATCGAATAGATTTACAGGTGAGTCTATTCAGTTAACAGATGAAGAGGCAAAGAAACATGATGAAATCTTTACCTACGAAATGTTGGCAACAGCCGATGATAAGTTACACGGTTACGGTGCAAGTAGACATTGGAACATTGTACGTAAGAATTTAAATTGGTTTAGAAAAAATAACGCTAAAGCATATATGGTATTACTAGACTAACGAGATGCGAGGAGCGCCCTGCGGGCGCTCCTCGTAGAGGTACCAAAGCCGTTGCAAAATCCAAATAAATAAAATAATATAATACAAGTACAAGTTGTAGGGGTCCCAGAGACATACCCTTTATGCCAAGTCTTGTATAAAGATATGGATAAAATACTTGCTAGGTTTCAAAATTAATCCTAAAAAATTTTGCAGAAAATTTTTTTGAAATGAAAATAGATTTAGAAAAGATAAAAAGATTACCACCTGATGTGCGAAAAGAGTTTATGAAAACTTATCTTCAGCATGCTGAAAAGAAGAAAGAAGCTGGTATCAGAAACGACTTCATGAAGTTTGTAAAACATGTGTGGCCCGATTTTGTTGAAGGGCGGCATCACAAGATTGTTGCTGAAAAATTTAATCAGATAGCAGAAGGCAAGATTAAAAGACTGATTATAAATATGCCACCAAGACATACAAAG